TTAAGAAGCTTTCTGGTTGATGCCGCCGTTGAGTATCCACTGATTAACCGCACTCTCTAAATATGCTTTTGGGTGAGTGCGAACCGGCTTAGGGAAACAGTGTTTGTTCTGGTAGGTGTACATGGTCGATCGTGACGAAATGCCAAGCTTCGCCATGACCTCCTTTTCAGGGATCAGGTTGATATCTTGCATAGTTACCTCGGGAATGCTGGTGGGTTATTCTGCTGCTGAGAATAGGCGCTGATAAATTGCGGAAACATACTTCGCCTGATGGATAGCATCGGCTAAGGCGTTGTGGCGCTCGCCGTCAAACGGCATATCACGCTTGGGATCAAAGCCAACTACGCGGCCAAGCTCAACGATAGTGCGCACGTCCCTGTCGTTGTACCACTCCCACGGCACCGGAACGCATTCACGCTGGTAAGACTCACGCAGGATCACGTTATCGAATACAGCTCCGTTCCCCCACACGCGCAGGCTACGAGGATTGGCGACATTGGCCCGGATAAACTTATTCAGGTCATATAACGCAGATAGTAACGACGGCGCACCGTCAACGCAGATAGCTGCGCGGGCTTCGCTGCTTTGCTTCATCCACCAAATAATCGTATCGGCGTCAGGTGTCGCCTTACCGGCCATGGCGCTTTGCAGGTCTACGGCGGTATAGAACTGCTCGCCAAGTTCGCCGCTGTGCGGGTTAAAAAGCACAGCGCCGATAGTCAAGATAGGGGCGCTGGGCTTCTTACCCAGCGTTTCAATGTCAAGCATCAAATGGTTCATCAATATTTATCCTGGCTGTGAGTCGTGAGTGTCATGCATCCGATTTCTTCTTGGAGTTGCGCAGCTTGGTGATGCGCGATTTGACCGCCCGCAGCTCCGCGTCTCCTTCCGCCACCGTCAGTGCAAACTTGAGAGCCTGCAACGGGGTGGTAAACATACTGGACAGTGGTTTCCCGCTGGCCGGGAACTGGTGGCGGCAACACGCCGGGATGTTTTTGAGCCAGTTCCCCTTTTTGTCCTGCGTCAACGAGCCTCGCTGGACGAGGTTCACATACTGTGTGTCGTCCGCGTATGCTTTCTTAACCCCGAACCGCGATTGGCTGTTGCGCTTGCGACGAATGGTTCTAACCTCCCATTCATCGATGGTGATCTCCACGCGCCCCGCCTCGTTCGTGTAGGGCCAGCAGGTATAGAACACCTGCCCCGGCTTGAACTTGACCCTGCTTTCGGATTTGGTTGGTGTCATGCATCCCCCTTAACGCGCGCTTCAATCATTTCCCAGACCCGTTCGTACTCTGGCCAGTCGGCTTCGATGACCACTGCTTCCAGCGGTTGCCTGCCGTTGTCCAGTCGATGAGCGGTAACTGCAATAGCAATGCTTCTCAACGCCTCGCGCTGCTCAACTGTGAGCGCCTCGATTGCGTCTTTGTATTTGATAACCAGATAGCGGTTTTCGCGTTCCATCCTACTCATCCCCCTCTACAGTGAAGCCCTGTTCATGCAGCAGTTTTCTACTTTCCATCAGGCCTTGGTTGAAACCATTTGCTGCTGCCTGCGCCTCTTCAGCGTCCATCAGATAATTGAATGTTTCCCGCATATCTTGGGCGCTAACTTTCGCAGGCAACCGCACCGACGTAGCCAGCCGCTTTTCTGCGGCATCAGCGCGCTCTTTTTCCTTCTGCCACTCATCGCGCACCAATAGTGTTGTTTCGCGAGATTCTGCCAGCCGCTTTTCTGCCGCATCGAGTTTCGCGCCAAGCTCGTTGCTCCAACCGACCCACTTTGTTTTCTGCTCTTCCAGCTCGGCGATGCGCTTCTCTGCATCCTCGGCGCGTTTCTTCCATCCGGCAGACTCTCCAATCCAATATTGAGCCACCTTATCCAGGGAGGAGACGTACTCTTGCGAGTAGAACGCCTCAACGTCTTGCTGCCCGGCATTGCTATCTGCTGACACTGACCAGAAGTTACGGCCTGATGGATGCTTGAAAATCTGTACGGGCTTGCTCAGTTCGCTCAGCTTCTCAGTGCTCATAATGCTTTCTCCTGGGCCTCGGCCCACAACTTCCATCCGTGATTTTGATAAATCCAGCGACGAACGATTCGGCCGTCGCCAAACGAACCAAGGCGCAGCGTTGCCTGAGTTCCATCAACAGCCATTACTTTGTAGAGAGTCCCGCGAGGGGACTGCCACACTTCGCCAACCTTAAAGAGGTCATCGCGCTTAGCCATGTTGGATGCCCCTCGCTTGCCCCATATAGCGGATCATCTCCGCACCCACCCACATGCCAACTTGAACGCTCACGCCGTTGCCGATCTGCTTGTAAGCGGTAGTATCAGATACCGGGAAATCGAACCAGTCAGGAACCCCCTGTAGGCGCGCATACTCTCGTTTCGAATACGGGCGCACACCCAGCGGGAAGCGCTTATCGACTACGAGACGGGTGCTCTTGTCTTTCGCGTAGTGGGCGACGCATGTTGGCGCCAGATCACCCACCGCCGGGTCGCTGATGATTGGCAAATCGCGATAGGCGCCGTTCATGCGTTTAGCGATCGCCGATGGCAACGTGACTTGCGGGTCATCCTCCAGAATCGCTGACAGCGGGATGCGCGCTGAATTCTCCGGCGGGCGCACGGCGAAGGTGCGGCGGGTGCCGATGATGATCAGGCGGCTTCGCTTCTGTGGTAACCACGTCTCCGACTTGATCGGGCAGAAAACCTGAATGAAGTAGTCAGGCATGCGGGTCATGGCTTCCATCACGACAGGAAACGCGCGCATCCCTGGCACGTTCTCGATCACGTAAAACTCAGGCTTTGCCAGCGCAAAATGACGGAGGGCATGCAGGAACAAATCATCACCGGTGCGCACGCCATGGATATCGCCGATCGTCGAGTATTTCGTGCATGGGTACGTGAAAACCATGCCGTCGCAGGTATCCTGCTCGAAAACCAGTTCCTGGCTGATATCGCACTGCTTAACGTGGTCGCCAAGGTTGTGCCGGTAAGTTTTGCAGGCGTCGGCGTCCAGCTCGAATGCCTGATTTACGGTTAAGCCCGCCGCCATCAGACCGATATCCATCAGCCCTGCACCACAGAAGTATGAATTGACCGTTACGTTCATTGCTCCACCTTTCTCGTGCTTTATTTATCGATCACGCTGTTGTAATCATTGTGAGTAAGCAACAGCCAATTATGGCCGTCGTCTTTTGAAAGTAAGCGCCAGCGTTTATTTACACGAAAGGTCAGGTATTTTTTGCCATAGGTTCTTTTGGGGAATAATCGACCGGCGCGGAACTGTTTTAATTTTTCCAGCGCCTTCGCAGTAATCCACAAAGGCGCATTATTCAGGTTGATGCTCATTGCTGGTGGCCTTCATTGCGATAATCATTAATTATCTGCATGACCTCGTCTTTAACGCCTTTGGCTAACATCAGTGAATCGGTATCGCCCTGCACGATTGGCACAGCATCAAACAACAGCTCCAGCATTCGACGGGCTTTCTTGGCGCTGAATTGTGGCTGGGCGACGCTCTTAGTGATTTTTTTCTTGCCGGACTCTTCGGCCTTTTTCATTAAGCGCGCGGCTTCACGGTCGGCATATACACCATGCTCGCGGTTAATTTGAATAGCCAGGGCATAGTTAATGGAACCAGAGCGCACCAGGCTCTTTATGTATGGGCTACATTCCTGCAATTGCAGGTGCTGGAGGATATCGGACTCGGAGCGCTTAACTTTCTTTGCGATCTCCGCGTTAGTCCAACCCTGATTAACCAGGCGTAGGTAAGCCGCGCCGCGCTCTATAGGGGTAAGCGCCAGCCCTTGTGAGCTGGTGACCATGAAGGCGATTTTATCGGCCTCGGTGCCTTCGAAATCTTTACATTCAAGGCGTTTCACCTCATGACCGTCAGCAGTAGCCAGCAACGCGCCGTGGAAGCGGTGGTGACCGTCGATCACTTTCACACCCTTTTCTGTTATTTCAACAGCGAGAGGGGGAATAAACTCACCAGCAATCCAAGCATCCCTAAACTCTTCAACGTGTGCCTGGTTTAATTCACGAACGTTATAGCCCTCCTCTGCATAAATTTCATTGAGAGGAACCATAAACGTCTTACGGGTGGAAATATCGGAGCCAATACTTTCACGCGCAGCATAGCGCTGACTTAAAGTTGCCATAATTATCTTCCATTCTGAGGGGGTGAAAATGCTTCACTATGCGCCACACACGGTGGCGCATAAGACTGCACTTTATTTAATTGAGCCTTCATAAACCGGGATGTTTTCGAGCTGGTTTTCCAGGTCTACGACGATCTCAGTGAATGCATGTTCAACGATTTTTTTCGGTTCGATAAGTTCGTACCAAAGTGCTAAGCCGCCGTCTTTCAGACGGTAGCGGATACGGGCTTCAACCTGGTAAGGCGCGCCGTTATGGAATGGCGCGATAGCCAGGCTGATTTTTTCCGGCAGGGAGGTGTTACCACTTCCTGATTTTTCATCGCTGTAGCTCATTTGGAACGTGCCATCTTGCAGGCGGCGCACCGATTTGAATTCAGCTTTGCGGGTTTCTTGGAACGCTAGCACCATTTCCAACAACGCCGTACCAGATGGGCCTTTGTAGTCATCGCTGACCGGCGCGATGTCCTGGATGTGGTTTTCGAGGAACTCGGCAAAGTCGGTCTGGTTCATCGCGCGCTTATCGCGTGCTGACCATTCCTGCCATTCATCGGAATACTGGCAGTCGTAGACAGCGCGATGCTTTGCCCACTCTGGTGAGTTTGCCGCAGAGTGGTAATCCAGCACGGCCTCAATGCGGGTTTCAGATTTGTCGGCGAAGATTGCAGTACGCGGATCAGCGAACTTTTGAACGTAGGCGATCAGCGAGGACGCAGAAATAAGACGTACCGCCTGACGAATCAGCGAAGGTTGAAGCTGAAAATGCTCGAGCGTTTTTACTTCATGGTTGTCAGGAACCACTGCTACCGGGATATCAGTTTTTGGCGTGAACGCGGCCAGTGCCAATTCCTGAATTTCGCGTACTGAGCCATTAGCGAGGCTTGCAAGTTCTTGCATGCTATTTTCCTTAATTAATATTAACGTTGCTGGCTAAATTAATTAGCCGTGGGCTTGCAGCTTAATAGGCGCTGCGGCGGGGGCTGTATCAATGACTTTCAAATCCATTTGCACTTGAGAAGGATCATCACGCATTAAATCGCCATCGGCGGTTGAGAACATAATGGTGTCAGCCCGATCCAGTTCAGGAATGGATTTCTTGACGTTCGGGGTGATTTTCATCGTGTTTTCGTCGCGGCTGTTCAACATCTGGCAATTCAGCGTCAAAGTAACAGCGCCTTTCTTGCCGGTTTCGCGAACCATTTTAATAACCTCGGCCAGCGCTTCGGTAAGCTCCTGGTCTAAGGTGCCTTTGTTGATATAAGCCAGCTGCTGGCTAAAGGGAGTGCATTTGCTTTCAGACATACTATTTCTCCTCGTCACATACAGAGAAGAACTCTGGCCGGGTGACGCCCTCCACGGTTAAATGGATGCCTGAATTCTTCTCTCTATGAAAAAGGGCGACCAGCCTATGAACATTATCTTCACCCCTTATTGGTTGAAGTTCGGTCTGGCCGCCAAAGACTACATACAGCAGAGATTTAGAGCGGGTGACCTTTCTGGCAGAGGATTTTGCGCAGACGGGCAAAGAAGGTGAGGCGAACGGCCTGCACGGATGGGACAACGCGCATACCGTCTACAACGATTGTGTTAGCATTGTGGTTGATCATGTTGAATCTCCGTTCTACTGGTCATGCCCCGGCAAAGATTGGCGTCTGCAGCCGGGGCTATTTATTTCAGAAGTACCAGCGGGCGTAGCTATTCAGCAGGCTGGCTTTATTGCAATTGCCATAAGCCTTGAATGCTCGGCGACGCTGTGAGCGCAATTCCCGGCGTGCTCGGCGGCGAATGCGGTTAGTCAAAACAATTTTGCGCATAGATAGTCCTGCTATTGCGCCCCGTAGGGCGCGGTGGGTGTTAGTACGTTAGGTTGCGAACCAGAGGTGCAGCCGTTGAACCGCCGCTCATCTGCACGCGAACACGGCTTACTGACGGCTTGGAGCGTTCTTCGCCGGTGTAGCTATTGAATGTGCATGGCCCCAGCACCAGGCGGGGAACTCCGCGAAGAATTATGGTTTCACCGGCTTTTGGATGCTTGCGATATGCCTTGCGGCGTTGTGCTGCGTTCATCGTGTAACCCTCTGCTGTTAGATGCTAATCACGCCGGCATCAAAAAGGCGCTTTAGCGAGTTGCTGATGTCAGCTTTAAAACATTCAATTGCTTTCCGGCGCTCTTCGTTTTTGGAAGGACGAGAACGAGGGTTTGCTATTTGCTTTTCAAGCTGTGCGATTTCAGTTTTACGGTGAGCAATGACGTTTTTTGCGAACAAAATCTGCTGCTGGTTCATCGATTCAATCCTCAGTGGTTTTATGCCTACCGCCCCACACTGGCAGCGGCAGGGTAAATCCACTTCTTCCCTAAAGAACGTAACAGGTCGGTCCCTCTCGGGGTCTGTAGGTGATTGCGTCGCTCACCCGAAGCGTGTTCCTGTTGGCTTCCTGCCTTTCCCGTAACGTTTGCGGCGGTGTTTTGCTGGTGGCGTTTCGGGTCGATGGGGCGAGTATACGAATTGTATTTTTATCTTGCAATACGAAATGTATATATAAAATGCAGAAGTATACGTACCGTAGTGATTTTATTGAAAAATTATTTGTGCAGAATTCGCCCTAGAGTGAGGGAGAGGGGTTTCTTTGAGGGAGGGAATCAGGAATTAAGAGAAAGCCCAGCATTGCGCCGGGCTTTGGTTAAACCAATCGCATCATGGTTTGGATGGCAACTCCGATAATCTTGCAGTCGCCGTTGATCTCTTTCATTGGCCATGCAGGGTTTAGACCTTTAAGGTATTTTTGCCCGCCGTCGATGATGAGTTTTTTGAATGTGGCTTCATTGGCGTCAACCATCTTGGCTATAACAAGACTACCGTTGACTGCCTCACGACCCGTATCAATTAGGACTAATGTCCCCTCAGGGATGCTGATCCCTGTTGGCGCTGTCATAGAGTCGCCATCGACACGTAGCCAGAACGCCTTACCGAAAACTTTTGCATCAGACTCGAACCATTCATCGATCTCATCGACGGTATACGGCTCCATTGCCTCAGCCCAAGCTCCCGCTTGAACCCAACTGATCAGCGGATACTCCCTGCCTTTTTTATAAGGCCCAGCAAATTTAACGTTTGAGGTTTCGGTGTGGTGCGAAGCTGGCTGAGAATTGCCAGGGTTAACAACAAAATCTTTCAAACCAATAAAATTCATTATGTTGGCGATGATTTCGATCCCTGGCTCCCTTCTGCCGTTTAGCCAGTGACTGACGGCACCTTTGGTAACCCCAAGGTGCTCTGCGAGTTGCTCTTGGCCAATGCGCGATTCCTTCATTTTGGCCTTGGCTGCTTCATACCATTTCATATTCATTCCTGAATTATACGGTTTGTATAGCCACTATCGAGACACAATTCGTATACTTCACTTGCGATCAATAAATACGATATGTATACTTCGTCGAAATAGGAGGCACCATGAACAACATACAAGTGATTCGCAAGCGCCTGGGAATTACGCAGTCAGAGCTGGCTCAACTTGCTGGATGCACGCCGGGTGCAATAGGCCATTACGAGGCCGGTCGACGGAGCATGGATATACAAACTTGCCGCAGTTTCGTGGCGATTTTTAACAAGCTTGGCGAGCCTGTTGGGTTGGATGATGTTTTTCCCCCAACAAACCACCGTGAAACAAGCCCATCAATTTGATGGGGAAAGTATTACGCAATTTTCAAGGCTTAGTAACCACAGCCCGAGGAGTACAACTGTGTCACAGCAAAAAGCGCCGGACTGGCAGGCAGAAAAACAGCCTGAATGGGTGGTCAGTGTCGCCCGCAAAATTATCACTGGTCTGCCTGGTGGCTATGCTGAGGCTGCACAGTGGCTGGGGGTTACGGAAGACGCGCTGTTTAACCGTCTTCGCCCAAACAGCAACCAAATTTTCCCGATCGGCTGGTTTATGGTTTTACAGCAGGCTGGTGGCAATACCCACTTTGCCGACGCTGTATCCCGCCAATCGCGCAGCGTGAACGTGCGTCTGCCAGAAGTTGAAGACGTTGATCGAGACGACATCAACGGCAAGCTGATGGAAGCCATCGAGTACATCGGCAAACACTCCGAACTTGTCCGCAAATTTACCGAAGACGGCGAGATAGACGCCGCCGAACGTAAAGCGCTGGACGCCAATACCTACCGCCTGATCGCGACGTTCCAGGAGCACATCCTGTTGCTCTATAGCGTGTTCTGCCCGGCGGAGGTCACCCCAATCCACACAGCGAAGTGGCGCGCTCCTATGCCGTAGGGACTGCTGTATTTCACAACCGGAGGGTAAGCGTATGCAGCCTGCATCGTTTGTTCGAACCGCCATGCCTGCGGTGTATTGCCGCGAGGATGCCGCATGGATTCAAGACCAGCTCGGTAAGTTACCGCACGGGCAGCGCGGGAAGATTGCGCACGCCTACGAGGAGGCTTACCGCACAGCGTTTGACGCCGAGGAGGTTTCTTACCGGCAGGAGAACGCAGGCCGCAAAGCGGCTAACACGCGCCTGCGGCTGTACGTCGAGCGGTATTCGCGGGCTGGCCAGGGCATGACAACCGCGCCACCGCTGGTGGGGCAAAACAGGGTAGCGGCATGAATTTTTTAGCCGGTGTTTTTTTAAACGGGGGAGAGGGGAAGGGTAAGAGGGGGGAAAGGGGGGTGATCGGGTTGGGGTGTGGGGGAAGGAACGGGCTTTACCAGAGAGAAGATCTTTAAGGGATCGAGTGTTTAAAAACGCCAAACGGACATTTAGACGGCTAGACGATTAAACGAGGAGATAACGATGACGCTTACAATCCAGCCACGCGAAAAACAGATAGTTGCACTGAACATGCTGCGCGCGGCGTGGAAGCAATACGCCTCGTTCATGATGTACGCCCCGGTCGGGTTCGGCAAAACCGCAATCGCGGCGCTGATCGCCAGCGGGTTCATCAGCCGCAACATGCGCATAATGTTTGTGGCCCCGTATACCGTCCTGCTCGACCAGACCGCAACGCGTTTTATTGAGTACGGCTTGCCTGCCGAGGAGATCGGCTACATCTGGCGCGACCATCCAGCCTATGACCCAAGCCGCCTTATTCAAATCGCATCAGCCGACACGCTGATCCGCCGCGACTTCCCCGACAACATCGATCTGCTGATCATCGACGAAGCCCACCTGAAGCGCAAAAAAATGCTGGAGTTCATCGACGAGCTGACCGCTAAAGGCGTGAAAGTGATCGGGTTGTCCGGTACTCCGTTCTCGGCCTGGCTGGGGACGTATTACCAGAAGCTGATCAAGCCGACGACGATGAAAGAGCTGATCGCTATCGGCGCGCTGAGCAAATACGAATTTTATGCCCCATCGCACCCAGACCTGAGCGAAGTGGAGACGTCAGAGCAAGCAGGCTATGGCCGAGACTACAAAGAACAGCAGGCTGCAGATGTGATGAGCGACCCGACGCTGGTGGGCGATATCGTTAAGAACTGGCTGGAGAACGGGGAAGACCGCCCGACCATTTGTTTTTGCGTCAACGTGGCCCACGCAAATTACGTGACCGTTGAATTCAGTAGAGTGGGTGTGACCGTTGAAGTGATGACGGCGGCGACGCCACACGAAGACCGCCAGATGACGATCCGCCGGTTTGAGCAGGGCATCACGAAGATCATCGTCAACGTCGGCGTGCTGGTGGCCGGTTTTGATAGCGATGTCCGCTGCATCATCTACGCCCGCCCGACGAAATCAGAAATCCGCTGGCTGCAATGCCTTGGCCGTGGCCTGCGCACTGCGCCCGGTAAAGACCACTGCCTCATCTTCGACCACACAGGCACCGTGCATAAGCTCGGCTATCCCGACGATATCGAATATGACTACCTGCCCGCCAGTTCTGACGGGATGGAGAAAACGCCCGCGCGCGTGGTTAAGACTGACCAGCCTGAGCGCCTGCCGAAAGAATGCACCCAATGCCACTACGTTAAGCCGGTCGGCGTCTACATCTGCCCGAAATGTGGCTTCAAGCCGATCGCTGGCGAGGACGTAGAAACCGATAAGTCACGCGGCCTGAAAAAAGTGAAGCAAGCCAAGGAGGTTGTCACCAAAGAAGTGAAACAAGCCTGGTGGAGTCAAATCATCTACTACCAACGCATGCGCGCCGCCCAGGGCAAACCGGTAAGTGACGGCTGGTGCTCGCATGTCTACCGCAAAAAATTCGGGGTATGGCCGCAAGGGCTGTATCACGCACCGATGGCCATCACACCAGTGGTGAGCAACTTCATCAAATCAACGCAGATCGCCTACGCAAAATCTAAGCAAAACGAAGGGAAAGCCGCATGAATACCAAACAGGCAGCTATCGGCCATTGGCCGAAAATATTCGAGTTTTACGGCCTCCCCCCGGTAACTGGGAAAAAACATTTTAAGGGTGAATGCCCGCTGTGTGGCCGCAAGGGCAAATATCGTTGCGACGACAAGAACGGCACCGGCTCTTACATCTGCGCATGCGGCGCGGGTGACGGTTGGGCGCTGCTGACCGGGGCAACCGGCAAGGACTTTAAAACGCTGGCGGCAGAGGTCGATAAGCTGATTGGCCGCGTCTACTCGCCGGAAGAGGGTTATCAAGCTGGTGGCCCTTCATCTGGCATAGCCTCGCAACGCCAGCGCGTGAGCTGCAAGTTTGCATCGCTGACCAGCCTGAAAGGCACCGGTGCAGACCGTTACCTTAAGCTGCGCGGCATCACCAGCCTGCCACAAGACAACGTGCGCTACTGCGACCGGCAACGCGCAGCGGGTGGCGAATACCAATCCATCTATGCGCTGGCAACGGACGACAAAGGCGAGCTTTGCTACCTGCACCGCACCCTGCTCGACGGGGACAAAAAAGCCACGGTAGCAGGCGCGCCGAAAAAAATGATGAAGCTGCAAGAGGACAGCTATCTGGAGCACGCCAGCTCGGTCGCTATCCGCATGTTCCCACCGTCCACCACGCTGGGCATCGCTGAGGGCATCGAAACCGCGCTGTCCTGCCATCAAATCACGCAATGCAATACCTGGGCGACGCTGAACACCACCTTCATGAAGAAGTTCCGCGTACCGCGTGGAGTGCAACGCCTGATCATCTTTGCCGACGCAGACAAGAACGCATCCGGTCACGCTGCGGCGTTTGAGTGCGCCCGCGCCAATCTGCTGGCAAAGAACGATCTGCAACAAGTCTCAGTGCGCTGGCCGAAATCCGGCGACTTTAACGATCTGCTGCTTAACGGCTCAGAGGTCTACGAGTGGGTATTCCACCGCGAGGAAAACAATGAAAAAACCAACTAAGCCGAAGCAGTACAAGGCGAAAAAGTGCGCCCAATGCGGTGAAACGTTCACGCCGGAGAAGTACCTGCAAAAGGTCTGCGGCCCGGTCTGCGCTATCGCATACCAGCGTGACGCACGTAATCGCCAGGCGGAAAGGGAACGCAAGGACAAGCTGAAAATTCGCAAACTGGCCGTTAAGCCGCTGCGCTACTTCATCAACCAGGCGCAGACCGAATTTAACGCCTACATCCGCGAGCGCGACGCCGACGAGCCATGCATCAGCTGTGCACGCTACCACACCGGCCAATACCACGCCGGGCATTACCGCACGGTGGGGAGTCATCCGGAGCTGCGCTTTGATGAAGATAACTGCCACAAGCAGTGCTCGGTCTGCAACAACTTCAAATCCGCGAACCTGAGCGAGTACCGCCCTAACCTGATAGCAAAAATCGGGCAGGCACGTTTTGACCGGTTAATGGGGCCACCGCCGAAAGTCGGCAAGCTGGGCCGCAGTGACTATGAGCGCATCCGCGACACGTATAAAGCCAAACGCAAAGCATTGAAGCAGGAGAAGGCAGCATGATGACCCCAAAACAGAAACGAGAAATCAAACACAACGCCTGGGCGACTGTTGCCGGTGTTCCTCGCAAGAAATACCTGGGTAAGTACCAGCGCCTGACCCGGCTGCAAACATTGTGGATCACCTCGCTATTGAACGCCTGGGGCGATATGTACGGCGGCAACACAGATGGGAAATTGAAGTGCAGCGGCGGCAGCGGTGTATGGGGGCAAATCATGCCTGAGCAGTGGGACGACGAAAGCGCGGCGCGAATTGTGAAGGTGCTGGGCGACCTGCGCAAACTTGGGTATCGCGGGGAAGAGCAGTTGAAGAAGGCGACCACCATTCTTTGGCCGCAACGTTCGCTTGAGTCGATGCTGGTGGCTGCTGACGCTGGCGAGGAATGCGACTTCATGGAAAAAGCAGTGCTGGCGTCGATGAAGCACGACAACCCGGTTTACATCATCGGCAAGCTGTTCTACACGGGCCGGAACAATACAGTGTCGGTGCTGGGGCGCTACATGCAAAATCATTACGCGCCCTGGCTAACGCGCGATCAGGTTGATGACCGGGTGCGCTGGTGCATTGAAATATTCAATTCTGCGGTGTTCGTCGCCGTTCGTGCGGCTATCTGCATCGAAAATGAAGAAAAATGCAAAAATATCTTGAAAATAGCCAAAGAAACTGCATAATACAGGTATGCTTTCGCGAAGCTGTACCATCAAGCGATGCAACAAAATGACCCGCCTTGAGCGGGTTTTTTTATGGAAAAATTAAAGCGAAGCCTCATCCAACATTAACCGGTGTCCCAACTGAGGGGTTGTGTCGGCAGCGGGGTAATGGGGCTTCGCCTTAATGTTTGTGAAGTGGGCGGCGGAGAGGGTGAGGTAACACCCCGTCCGCCAGGTGCTCATGTCAATGGTCACAAGCGAACCTTTGCCCGTGCTGCGAACAGCAGGACGAGCGTATCAACTAAGGGCGCTTATGATTTCAGAAACACGTCTTATCAACGCTGACACAACAGCGTTTATCAAAACCCTGCCGGACAACTCCGTAGACCTGATAGCGACTGACCCGCCTTACTTCCGAGTTAAATCTTGCGATTGGGATAACCAGTGGAAGAACGAGGCCGAGTATCTCGCCTGGCTGGATGCGTTGCTGGTGGAATTCTGGCGGGTGCGCGAACGTTTCGACGTACTGAGCCATATCGTGTGGGCTAAACCCTCGGGTGCTTGGAAGCGACAGCATAAAGAAGGGCTACGGGCTTTCTTCCCATCGACTGAGCGGATCATTTTCGCCGGTCACTATGCCGGGCCTCTGCAACCGAAAGTAGACGGCTTCGCCGCGAAGTGTGGAGAGCTGAAGCAAAACGTCTTTAAGCCGCTGATTGATTATTTCAGAACGGCCCGGCAATCCCTCGGCGTGTCAGCGAAGGAAATCAACGCGGCAACAAAAACGCAGATGTGCAGCCACTGGTTCTCAGAGAGCCAATGGCAATTGCCAAGCGAAAAGCAGTATCAGGCGCTCCAGGCGTTATTTGATCGCATCGCAAAAGAGCGGCAGCAGGCTGGTGGATTGAATCGGCCCCATCATGAGCTGGTGCGGGAATACCGGACGCTGAACCGCGAATATTTGGAATTGTGCCAGGAATACCGATCGCTCCGCCGCCCATTCACGGTAACGGCAGCGGTTCCCTACACTGACGTTTGGCACTATCCGCCGGTTGCCTTCTACCCTGGCAAGCACCCCTGTGAAAAACCCGCCGAAATGATGGAGCACATCATCAGCGCCAGCAGCCGCCCCGGTGACGTTGTGGCCGACTTCTTCATGGGTTCTGGCTCAACTATCAAGGCAGCTATCAAGCTGGGCCGTATCGGTCTAGGTGTAGAGCTGGAGGCTGAACGGTTCGAACAAACACAACGGGAGATATTCCCGGAAAACTGAACGGCCCCGGCATTTGCTGGGGCTTTTTGCATCTAACGCCCGGCATCGGCTGAGCTAACACAGGAGATAACTCATGTCCGAACCGGTAACCAGTACCGCCGCAGGGACTTACATGATTGGCGGTATCACTATTGCTGGGCTTGTGGCGGGAGCCGATACGGGCGTAATCATCGGTGCTTTCGCTGGTGCTGTGATTTATGTCCTGTCGGCAGCTGATCTTTCAATCTGGCATCGTCTGGCGTCGTTCCTGGCATCGTTCATGATTGGCACGTTGGCGGCTGGGTTCGTCACTGACGCGATCAACTACCTGACCCCGGACGCTATTCACGCAGAAAGGCCGCTGGGTGCTGTAGTTGCTGCTGCTGTGGCGGTTCGAATCTTCATGTACATCAGCAAGCAGTCGGAAAATCCGGGGCAGTGGTTTAAGCGGCTACGGGGAGGTAGTGGTGATGGCCAGTGAAATTATCTTGATTGTGAATGCGGTGGCCTGCACGGCTATCGCGTTGCGTCTGATGACATTTCGCAGGGCTGGTGGCACTCATCGGCCATTAGCCGCATGGGCGGCTTATTTCCTCATTATCGCGGCGGCGTCCGTACCAATCCGCATCCTGACCGGTGAGTACGTTTGCGCAGATTGGTCGGAGACATTCATCAATATCGCGTTTTGCGTCACGGTGCTGGCGGCACGCGGCAATGTCATGCACCTGGCTAAACCTTTCTTGAGATAGACCTATGACACAAAACGACTTTCAACGGGCGGCAGGTATCAGCGCCGGGTTAGCTGCGCGCTGGTATCCGCATCTGCTCGTAGCGTTTGCAGAATTCGGCATCAACAAGCCGTTAGAGCAGGCGATGTTTATCGCGCAAATCGGCCATGAGTCGAACGGCTTCACGGCCAAGGTCGAATCATTCAACTACAGCGTTGATGGCCTGATCGCTACATTCGGCCCTAAATCGAAAGCCAAGCGGTTGACTGACTATCAGTGCCGGATGTTGGGGCGTACAGCTCAGCAGCCAGCCAAGCAGGAAGCTATTGCCAATCTGGTCTACGGCGGACGAATGGGTAACAGCGCCAGCGGGGATGGTTGGAAGTATCGCGGACGCGGGCCTATGCAAACGACCGGCCTGAAAAACTACATGGCTTGCGGCCCGGCGCTGAAGCTTGACCTGGTTGGTCATCCAGAACTGCTGGAACAAGACCTGAACGGAATGCGTTCAGCTGGCTGGTACTGGAAAGTTAACGACTGTGGTCGCAACGTTGGTGATGTTGAGTTGACCACGCGGCGCATTAACGGCGGGACAAACGGCCTGCAAGACAGACGCGAACGCTTCGAGCGTGCTTGCAAGGTGCTGTTATGAGCTGGCGCTGGTGGTGGGATGTAATCATCAAAGCGTGGCCTCTGCTGGTGGCGCTGCTGGCCGCTGTGCTGGTGCTCTACACGCTTTCTCTGCGCGATGACCTGGATAAATCCAAAAGGGACAACGGCGCGCTGGTAGAAAAGCTGGACACCAAAGACGCGGCTCTGGTGGCGATGAAACAGGCTTCTGACGCTGACAGGCAAGCGAGCGCCGCGCAGTTGGAAAAAGAGCGGAAACTGAGAGGGAAGGCTGATGCAGAAAACAAAGCGTTGCGCGAGGCTCTGGACGCGAGCGGCTGTAGCAACAAGCCTCTGCCTGGTGCTGCTCTCAACATCCTGCGCGGACAGGCCAAAGCCGCAGAGCACGCAGATGATTTACGTCCTGCCGCCAGCGGTGCTGCTGCAACAGTGCGATGACGCGCCGTTCACCGGTACAACGTTCGGTGATGCAGTGACAGCGCTGCACGCCAAGCAAGGCGAAATGAAGGTATGCGCCTCACGCATGGAGGCGTTAATCAAGTGGGCGCAGAGCGCCGGGAGATAGCATGCCACCGAAAACACCTAAGGCATGTCGCAAGCGCGGATGCCGAAACACCACGACAGATCGCAGCGGATATTGCAGCGAGCATCAAGGGGAAGGATGGCGCAACTACAAACCCGGACAGAGCAGGCATCAGCGCGGATATGGGAGCAAGTGGGAGCATCTCCGGCTGCGCATTCTGAAGCGTGATAAAGGCTTGTGCCAAGAATGTTTGAGAAGAGGCGTCATAACAGAAGCAACATGCGTTGACCACATAGTGCCTACAGCGCACGGTGGCCGCGATAGCGACGACAACCTCCAAAGCCTATGCACCCCATGTCATGAGGCAAAGACGGCGCGTGAGCGCCTCTCAGGGCGGTAGGGGGAGGTAAAATCTCTACAACCTTTCATCTTCCGTACTGCCCGCCCCGTCAAATTTTTACGCGCCCAAAATAAGGAATTTTTTTCCGGAAGGTTTGACCTATTAATCAGGGGGTTTTATGTCAGCAGTTGTGCGTTCTTCCGGTGCCGGACGTAAACCCAATTTACCGGTCGGCAGGAAGAGCAAATTAACAAGGATTGCGCCACCGTCAGAGCTGATGGGGGATATCGCAATTCGTCTCTGGAAAACGCAGAGCAAGATTTTAATTGAGCGCGGAGTCTTTGAGCTGGAGGACGCGCCGATCCTTTTAGCGTACTGCAATGCGTTTCATTTGATGGTTGAGGCTGAAAACGTTATTGCGAAAGACGGCCTGACAGTATCAAGCGAAATGGGCGGTGAGAAAAAACACCCCGCTGTTAACGTGAGAAACGACTCTGTTTCGCAAATCGCCCGTCTGGGTTCACTCCTTGGGTTAGACCCGCTAAGCCGTATTCGAATGACGAGCGGCAAAAACGACCCGGACGATGAAGGGAACGAATTTGATGAGTTTGATTGATGGCTACATATCCGAACGTCAATGCAGCGAACCAATATGCGCGGGACGTTGTTGGCGGGAAGATTCTGGCTTGTCAGTTAACCATCCTCGCTTGCCAGCGACACCTTGATGACCTGGAGCGCGCTAAAGATCAGCGGTGGCCTTACCGCTTCGACAAAAACAAGGCCGAACGATTTCTCCGGTTCTCGCAAAAAATGCCTCACACCAGTGGTGAGTGGGCGCGTCGGAAACTGCGTATTGAGTTTGAGCCGTGGCAAAAGTTCGCGTTAGGTGTGCCATTTGGCTGGGTACGCAAAGACAACGGCTTTCGTCGATTCACTGAAATCTATATCGAGGTTCCTCGAAAGAACGGTAAGTCCGCAATTGCCGCAGCGGTCGGTAATTACATGTTCTGTGCTGATGGTGAGTACGCGGCGGAAGTTTACTGCGGCGCGACAACAGAAAAGCAGGCATGGAAAGTATTTGCTCCCGCGCTGGCAATGGTAAAAAAACTACCGGCGATGCGGAATAAATTCAGTATCAAGCCCTGGGCAAAAAAGATGACGCGCCCGGACGGTTCAATTTTCGTCCCTGTTATTGGCGACCCCGGCGACGGTGATTCCCCATCATGTGCGATCATTGATGAATATCATGAGCATGATACTGATGCGCTGTACACCACAATGACAACCGGTATGGGCGCACGTGAACAGCCCATGACATTAATCATTACGACTGCCGGTTTTGATATATCGTCCCCATGTTACGAAAAACGGGCGCAGGTTGTTGAAATTCTCAAGCGTATAAGAGAAGGCGGAGAGAATGAGTCCATATTCGGTATTATTTATACGATTGATGATGACGATGACTGGACAAAGCCAGAAGCTTTAATAAAGGCCAATCCTAATTATGGCGTTTCACTAAAAGAAGGGTATTTAAAAAGCAAGCAATTACTTGCTATGTCTACGCCAAGTCAGACAAACAAAATACTTACAAAGCACTTTAATAAGTGGGTGAGTTCTAAAGCTGCTTATTACAATCTGCAAAAATGGATGGGTGCGGCAGATAAAAGTCTCAAGCTATCTGACTTCTCTGATGATGAATGCTATTTGGGGATTGACCTCGCATCAAAACTTGACCTTAACGCCGTAGTGCCTGTTTTCCGCCGCGATATTAACGGGGTGAGCCATTATTATTGTGTCAGCCCTATGTTCTGGGTTCCAGAGGATACGGTGTACTCCACTGACCCAGCTTTAAAGAATGTGGCGGAGCGTTATCAATCGTTTGTAAATCAGAACGTGTTGATCCCTACAGACGGTGCTGAGGTGGATTATCGCGTCATTTTTGAGACTATTTTAAAGTTGCGGGAAACCGTGAAAATAGCGACATGTCCGATTGACCCCTATGGCGCAACCAGCCTTTCTCACATGTTGGCTGATGAAGGTTTGGAGCCAATTACAATTACGCAAAACTTCACGAACATGAGTGACCCTATGCGTGAAATTGAGGCTGCATTAGCTTCCGGGCGATTCCATCATGATGGAAATCCGCTGATGACGTGGTGCATTTCAAACGTCGTGGGTAAAAACCCGCCTGGCAGTGATGACATTGTTCGACCTATTAAAGAAGGGGATGGCAACAAAATAGATGGTGCTGTTTCTCTGATGATGGGATTAGGGCGTGCATTGCTGAATGAGCCGCGTGATTTCCTCTCGACTCTCGATCCGGACGAAGACCTGGTATTCCTATGAAAACACTGATTATCGATGCTATCGGGCTGACTGGCCTCGGCCTGCTGGTGGGTGGGATTTACCTGCAATTTGGCACGGCAACCGCTTTACAGTCTGCCGGAGCTGCTCTGTTGGTATTTGCGCTTATCGCCGCCAGGAGGGGGAAAACGTGATACTTGACGCGCTATTCCGTAATGAACCGCTGGAGAATCCGGCAAACCCGATCACCGCAGAAATGGCCGAAACTGACGGTATTTTCAACTCTGATGTATATGTCAGCCCTGAAACGGCAATGAAGTTGGCGGCGGTGTATTCCTGCATTTATGTGCTGGCCTCAAACGTTGCGCAGATGCCGCTTCACGTTATGCGAAAGGATGGAAATACCGTTACACCCGCTCGCGACCATCCTGTTTTCTATTTGGTTCACGACGAGCCAAACGACTGGCAGACCAGTTACAAATGGCGCGAATTGAAGCAACGCCATGTTTTAGGCTGGGGTAACGGTTATACCCGTGTGCATCGTTCCCGGCGTGGTGAGGTAACTGAGCTGGAAGCCTGTATGCCGTGGGAAACCACGTTGTTAAAAACCGGAGGGCGCTACACATACGGCCTTTACAACGAGGAGGGGAGTTTTGCCGTCAGCCCCGACGACATGATCCACATTCGCGCATTGGGTAATAACCAGAAGATGGGCCTTAGCCCAATTATGCAGCATGCCGAAACGATTGGTATGGGGATGAGCGGGCAGAAGTACACCAGTTCATTTTTCAGTGGCAACGCCAGACCTGCGGGTATCGTTTCGGTTAAGGGTGAGATAAGGGATGAAGGGTGGAAGCGGTTAAAGGCTGTTTGGCAGAAAGCGGCGCAGGCTTTACGAAGCCAGGAAAACAAAACGCTTTTACTCCCTGCTGAATTGGACTATCAGGCGCTTACCGTGTCGCCGGTCGATGCTCAGCTTATCGACATGATGAAGCTGAACCGATCAATGATAGCAGGAATATTCAACGTGCCAGCGCACATGATTAACGACCTCGAAAAAGCCACCTTCAGCAATATCACCTCTCAAGCCATTCAGTTTGTCCGTTACACGATTATGCCGTGGGTGGCTAACTGGGAGCAGGAGCTGAACCGACGCCTGTTTACCCGTGCGGAACGGACGGCAGGCTTTTATGTGCGGTTTAACCTGGCCGGGTTGATGCGAGGCACACCGCAGGAGCGCGCGCAGTTCTACCACTACGCGATCACCGATGGCTGGATGAGCCGAAATGAGGCTCGAGCTTTCGAGGATATGAACCCGGTTGATGGGCTGGATGAAATGCTGGTCAGTGTTAACGCCGCAAATCCTACGAAATTCAAACTCAACGATGACACCAAAGAGGACAAGACCGATGAGTGACAGAGAAATGCGCTGTTACACCGGCGAGGTGCGCGCTGAACAGCAGGAAGACCAGCCGACGCGGATTATCGGTTATGGCTCCGTGTTCAACATTCGCTCCGAACCACTCTGGGGCTTTCGCGAAATCATTAAGCCAGGCGCATTCGATGACGTGCTGAATGATGATGTTCGCGGGCTGTTTAACCACGACCCCAATTTTATTTTAGGCCGTAGCACCTCGGGAACGCTCAAGGTTTCCGTTGATGAACGGGGATTACAGTACGACATCGAAGCCCCAGACACACAGACCATTCGTGATTTGGTGCTGGCGCCGATGAAACGCGGGGACATTAACCAGTCTTCCTTTGCGTTCCGCGTCGCCCGCGACGGCGATCGCTGGTACGAGGATGAGGAAGGCGTGGTTATCCGCGAAATCCACAAATTCTCCCGGTTGTATGACGTCAGCCCTGTGACGTACCCGGCCTATCAGGCGGCAGATTCTGCCGTCCGCTCTATGAAAGCATGGCAGGAGGCGCGCGAAAGCGGCGCTGTCACCAACGCCGTAAATCAACGAATGGCGCGCGAGCGCCTGCTGACTCTGCTCAACGCGTAAGGAAAAACTATGTCTGCAACTAAATTGCACGAACTGAAGCAAAAACGTAACACCATCGCCACCGACATGCGCGCACTGCATGACAAAATTGGCGAAAACGTCTGGACTGACGAACAGCGCACCGAATGGAAGAATGCTCAGGGTGAGCTGCAATCCATCGACGAACGGATCGAGCGGGAAGAATCCCTGCGCTCCCTGGATCAGTCATTCGTTGAGGGCCGGGAAGAAGAAGAGCGCAAGAAACAGAAAGAAAACCCGAATGGCCAAGACCCGGACAAACGGGCACAAGTATTCGATCGCTGGATGCGTCATGGCCAGGGGGAACTGAGCGCGGAAGAGCGCCAGGTGCTGCGAGAGCTGCGCGCGCAAGGTACATCGCCGGACGATAAAGGCGGCTTTACCGTGCCGACCCAATTCCTCAACAAGGTTGTTGAGTCCATGAAAGCCTATGGCGGTATCGCCAGTGTGGCTCAAATCCTTAACACTTCTACCGGCCAGGATATCGCTTGGGCTACAGCGGATGGCACCACGGAAGAAGGTGAGCTGTTGGGCGAAAACAAAGAGGCTTCCGAAGAGGACACCGAATTTGGCGGTGCTACTTTGGGGGCGAAAAAGCTGTCGTCCAAGATCATCCGCGTATCAAACGAACTGTTGCAGGACAGCGGCATTGATATGGAAGCTTATCTGGCCAGCCGTATCGCCCAGCGCATCGGCCGCGGCGAAGCGCGTTATCTGGTCAAAGGCACTGGTGCAGGTTCACCGCTGCAACCTAAAGGGCTTGAGGCTTCAGTTACCGGCACGGTAAACGCCGCCGCCGCTGACAAGTTCACCTGGAAAGAGATGAACTCGCTGAAACACAGTATCGATCCGGCGTATCGCAATGGCCCTAAATTCCGATGGGCGTTCAACGATGCAACATTGAAGCTGGTGGAAGAGATGGAGGATGGCCAGGGGCGTCCGTTGTGGTTGCCGTCCATTATCGGCGGCGCACCGGCGACTGTTCTGCAGGTACCTTACGTTATCGATCAGGCCATCGCCGATGTTGGCGCGGGGAAAAAGTTCATCTTCTGTGGTGACTTTGACCGTTTCATCCTGCGCCGGGTTACTTATATGGTGCTGAAGCGCCTGACAGAGCGTTATGCCGAATTTGACCAGACCGGTTTCCTGGCGTTCCACCGCTTTGACTGCGTTCTGGAAGATACGGCAGCGATCAAGGCGCTGGTCGGCAAACCAGCCGCTGGCGGTTAATCAAAACCCGGAAAAACGTTTACCGCTTCGGCGGTTTTTTTATGCCCGCAATCCGGCGTAGGGTTGCGGGCATGGGGAGGTTTAATGCTTCTGAAACTGGAAGAAATTAAGCAGCAATGTCGCATTGACAGTGACATGGATGATGAAGACGAATTTCTGAAGCTTCTCGGCGCAGCAGTACAAAAACGAACAGAAACCCGGATTAACAGAACCCTCTATGCTGATTCGGTGCCTGAGTCTGACCCTGATGGGCTGGTGCTGCCCGCCGACATCAAGATGGGAATGTTAATGCTTTGCTCTCATTTTTATGAGAATCGCTCAGCGGTGACTGATTTTGAGCAGACAGAGGTACCGCTCAGTTATCACTGGCTGGTTGATCCTTATCGGTTTATCCCACTATGAAACGTCGATTTGTAGAAAGCAGTGGCACATACAGGATGCCGCAGGCGGGGGAGCTAAGGGAGCGAGTAAAGTTTCGCACTCGGAAGGATGCACCGGTTAGCGATTACGGTGTTGAGCCTGAATATGATCACCTGTTCACTACTTGGGCGAAAATAAACCAGGTCAGCGCTGCGACCTACCATGAAGGTGCGCAGGCCGGTGAGATTGTCACGCATCGGATCATTATTCGATATCGTCCTGCTGGCGTTTCCTCAGATGCGGAAATCACGCATAACGAAACGGTTTACCGCATAAGGCGCGTTACGGATATGAACTCGGCGCGGCGCTTCCTGATGTTGGAGTGCGAAGAGCTGGGGGAGGTTACGCATGGCGAAATCAACCACTGGCAATAAGTCGGCCTTTCACGTCGATTTTGAACAGCCGGAAGAACTGGTATTTAACCGCGCCAGGCTCCGCCGCGCCTTTGTAAAAATTGGCCAGGTTCACATGCGCGACGCGCGCCGGTTGGTTGCAAAGCGGCAGCGGTCATCCCCTGGTGAAGCGCCTGGCTTTCGTAGTGGCAAGTTGTCCCGATCAATCGGCTATACGGTGCCTCGGGCATCAAAACGCCGCCCAGGGTTTATGGTGAAAATCGCCCCTAACCAAAAAAACGGACAAGGGAACCGCCCGATTAACGGGGCGTTTTATCCTGCGTTCCTGTTCTATGGTGTGCGCCGTGGTGCCAAGCGTAAGAAAAGACATCACCGGGGGGCGTCAGGTGGCAGCGGTTGGAAAATTGCTCCGCGCCAAAACTTCATGGTGCAGGCATTGGAGAACCGCAGAGCGTGGACGAGGTATTACCTCAGCCGTGAGTTGAGAAAATCATTACGGCCACAGCGGAGAAAGAAATGAAGCTGACCAAAGTGATCGGTGCTCTTCGTCGGCGGGTGGCCCTGTTTGAAGGGCGTGTTGCTGGCGCGGCAGAGTTTAAAAACCTGCCTGATGTGGGCAAGTTGGCGATGCCTGCGGCCTACGTCATCCCTAATGAAGATACTACCGGCGATCAGAAGTCGCAGACGGATTACTGGCAAGACCTCACAGAAGGATTCTCTGTCGTGGTTGTTCTCAGCAATCTCCGTGATGAACGTGGTCAGGCGGCAGGGTATGACGCCGTGCATGATATCCGGGCGATGTTGTGGCGTGCTTTGCTAGGGTGGAGTCCTGAAAGCGATAAAAACATTATTCAGTACGCGGGTGGCGAGCTGATTGAAATGGACAGGGCGCGGCTTTATTACCGTTATGACTTCACGATCCCTTACGAAATTACAGAGGAAGATACGGCAATTTCCGAAGCCTATCAGGACATGGATGATTTTAAATCCGTTTCTCTGGACGTGGATTATCTTGATCCCGGTAAAGGGCCAGATGGCCGTATTGAGCATCACATAGAAATTAACCTTCAAGAGTAAAAAAACATGCATGTGAAACCCGTAAAAGGGCGGTCTGTTCCAGACCCTGCCCGAGGCGACCTATTGCCTGTATCTGGCCGAAATGTGGAAGCAAGCCAGTACTGGTTGCGCCGTTTGGCGGTCGGTGATATTGAGCCGGTTACCCAAGATAAAGAGGTAGCCAAAGCAAACCCAAAAGCAGATGAAGGCGGTGATAATGGTCAGCTTTAACTCTACCCCATCGGATGTTCTCGTCCCGTTGTTTTATGCCGAGATGGACAATAGCGCGGCCAATACGGCACAAACCAAAGGCCCTGCGCTGTTGTTCGGTCATGCCCTTACCGGTTCCAGCATCAAACCAAACACCTTAACGCCTATGTCATCAGGCGACCTTGCCGGATCATTGGCAGGGCGTGGCAGTCAGTTGGCAAGAATGGTTACGGCGTACCGCAAAGTTGATCCCTTTGGTGAGTTGTGGGCGATTGCAGTACCTGAGCCAGCAGGCTCGGCGGCAAAAGGCTCATTAACGATCACGGGGACGGCAACCGCATCCGGCACAGTTTCTTTGTATATCGGCAGTGTGCAGGTGCAGGCCGCTGTGACAAACGGGGATGACGCGGCAGCGGTGGCAGCGTCGATCACTGCGGCAATCAACGCCAATACGGCGCTGCCGGTTACGGCTGCGGCTACGGCAGGGGTGATTACTATCACTGCTCGCCACAAGGGGCTGTGTGGCAATGATATCCCTCTGGCGCTGAATTATCGTGAATCCGCTGGTGGGGAAACATTACCGGCAGGGATTACCGCAGCGCTGGTGGCAATGGCAAGTGGCACAGGCTCGCCTGATTTGTCTGGTTCAATTGCAGCTATGGGCGATGAGCTTGCTGATTTTATTGGCCTGCCATTCAACGATGCGGCTTCGCTGGCTGCAATGGCTATGGAGATGAACGATAGCTCCGGCCGCTGGAGCTATGCACGCCAGCTTTATGGTCACGTGTATTCGGTTAAGTTCGGTGATCTCAGTTCGCTGGTTACGTTTGGCGGCACGATGAACAACCAGCACATTACCGTGACTGGTCACGAAACAACAAGCCAAACGGCGGCGGACGAACTCACCGCGCTCCATACTGCGCGAAATGCGGTGTTTATCCGCATTGATCCAGCGCGACCAACGCAAACCGGGGAGTTGAACGGCGCATTGCCACCGAAAAGCGGTAAGCGCTTTATCCTGCCAGAACAGCAATCACTGTTGAGTCATGGGATTGCCACGGCTTACACCGAAGGCGGCGTGTTACGCGTCCAGCGCGCAATCACGACCTACCAGAAGAACGCTTACGGTGTGAAGGACAACAGCTACCTGGACAGCGAAACACTGCATACCAGCGCCTATGTTCTGCGCCGCCTGAAGTCGGTTATTACGTCGAAGTACGGGCGTCACAAGTTGGCCAACGACGGCACCCGATTCGGGCCAGGGCAGGCCATCGTTACACCTGCGGTTATTCGCGGTGAGTTGTGCGCGACTTATCGCCAGATGGTGCGGGAAGGCATTGTCGAGAATGCAGAGCTGTTCGAGAAATATTTAATCGTTGAGCGTAACGCCAACGATCCGAACCGCCTGGACGTTCTGTTCCCGCCTGATTATGTCAACCAATTGCGGGTATTCGCGCTGCTTAACCAGTTCCGCCTGCAGTACAACGAGGAGGCCGCGTAATGGGCAAGATCGCAGGTACCACGTATTTCAAAATTGACGGCCAACAGTTGTCTATTACCGGCGGTATCGAAGTACCCATGAACACCAAGGTACGCGATGACGTGGTGGGCCTGGATGGCTCCGTCGATTTCAAAGAAACGCACCGCGCGCCGTACACGAAAGTGACTGCCAAAGTGCCGAAGGGTTTCCCTATCAGCAAAATCGTTGAGGCAACAGCCATGACGATCACATCGGAGCTGGCGAACGGCATGGTTTATGTGCTGGCAAGTGCCTGGCTTCATGGCGAAGCAAACCACAACCCGGAAGAAGGCACCGTCGATCTGGAATTTCACGGTAAAGAAGGATTCTATCAATGAAAGAACTTGTACTTTCCAAACCCATTATGGCGCATAACGAAAAGTTGCATGTGCTGGAGATTCAAGAGCCAGACTTTGATCAAATCGAAGCGTGCGGCATTCCCTTTTCCTATACCGACAAAGGCGAAATGCGGTTGGATACTCGGTCAGCACTGGCGTATATTCCGATTTTGGCGGGTATTCCGCGATCGTCTGCTCAGCAGATGGCCCCCAAAGATATCCTCATGGCCACGATGACCATCATCAGTTTTTTTACGGACTCGGGAACTCTTCCGAACTCCGAAGGCGACTCTACAATACCGCCCACTTCTGGAAACTGAATCCGCTCGAACTTCGCCGGCTCCCTGTGAGCCGGTTTCTTGAGCTGGAGGAGGAAGCGGTAAGGATTTCAGAGGAGATGAACCGTGGCTGATAGCTTTCAGTTAAAGGCAATCATTACAGCCGTCGATCAGCTTTCTGGCCCACTGAAGGGTATGAGCAAGAACCTGAAGGGATTCCAGAAAGAATTTTCCGGTATCATGGCAACGGCGGCAGCGGTTGGGACGGGTATTGTTACTGCCTTTGCAATCCCTATTAACCAGGCCATAGCGTTTGAATCGGTGATGGCCGACGTTAAGAAAGTGGTTGATTTTGACACGCCGCAGCAGTTTAAGCAGATGTCGGAAGACGTGTTGAACCTATCAACGAGACTACCGATGGCAGCGGAAGGCATCGGGCAGATCGTTGCCGCCGGTGGCCAGGCTGGCATCGCTAAAAACGAGCTGACGTCGTTTGCAGAATCGGCTGTAAAAATGGGCGTTGCGTTTGATCAGAGCGCCGATGAAGCTGGTCAAATGATGGCAACCTGGCGAACGGCCTTTAAGTTGACTCAACCGGCTGTGGTTTCTTTGGCTGATAAAATCAACTATCTGGGGAATACCGGCCCGGCCAGCGCGGCGAAGATTTCTGAGGTGGTGACTCGCATCGGGCCTTTGGGTGAAGTTGCTGGCGTTGCTTCGGGGGAAATCGCTGCGATGGGGGCAACGATTGCCGGTATGGGGGTAGAGTCTGAAATTGCCTCCACGGGGATCAAAAACTTTATGCTTTCTTTGACAGCAGGGAAATCGGCGACATCTTCCCAAAAGAAAGCGCTGAGCTTCCTCAAAATCGATCCCGGCAAATTGGCGGCAGACATGCAGAAGGATGCCAAAGGGGCGATGCTCAAGGTGCTTGAGTCACTATCAAAAGTCCCCAAAGCAAAGCAAGCAGCCGTAATGAATTCGCTGTTCGGTAAAGAGTCCCTGGCGGCTATTGCCCCATTGCTGACTAACCTTGATCTGCTGCGTTCCAACTTTAACAAAGTTGCTGATGCTCAAATCTATGGCGGTTCGATGCAGAAGGAATACGCCGCTCGTGCAGCGACGACGGCGAACAATATTCAACTGTTTAAGAATAAGATGGCGGCAGTCAGTATCACAATGGGCGATATGTTCTTACCGGCGATCAATAAGGGGTTAGACAAACTTGCACCTTTCATCGAACAGTTCCGCTCATTTGTGAAGAGTAACCCTGAGACCATTAAATCCGTGTTCAAGTTTGGTGCGACGTTATTGGGAACAGCTACCGCAGTTGGAGTTGTGACGAAGGCTTTCAAAATGATGGAGGCCGTCATGAAACTTTCAACGCTGGGAAAGGTAGTTTCTTTACTGGTAATCGCCGGTGGCCTGATCGTGAGTAATTGGGATACCGTAGGCCCAATTGTAAAATCGGTCTGGCATGACATTGATGATGTTGCGAAAGCACTCGGTGGATGGGAATCCGTGTTGAAGGGCGTGGCAGCATTTACCGTTGGTGCCTGGATGGTATCAATGGTTAAAGGCATCGGCGGCGCAAATACTGAGGCAGGGAAGTTATCAAGAAATCTGAGGGGTATTGCGAACATGGGCGTGATTACCGTCACGATTGCTGTCCTGTTCGATATCATGAAACGGTTGGATAATCTTCACCAGGAAGCCGCCAAGCAAAATACCGATGTAGGTAGTCTGCTGACAAATAAAATTAAGCAGGGTGATTCTGAACGTGGATACACCGGATTTATCCCGCGACTGAAAGAACTTCTGAATATTGACGGTAGCCAAAACTCAAAAGTACCGTTAGCCAGCCCTCGGCCACAAAGCGGCGAATTGAAGGTTTCATTTGAGAACGCTCCCCCAGGTATGCGAGTTGCCCCGGTTGCCGGATCGTCGCCCGGTGTTTCATATGATGTCGGCTATAGCCCATTCGCTAATCGTTAACCCACCTCGGTGGGTTTTTTTATGCCTGGAGTTTTTATGAGCTGGATAGACAGATTGCAACCGGCCTCTTTCCGGGGCGTTCCGTTTAACGTTGAAGAAGATGAAGGCACATTTGGGCGGCGTGTACAGACCCATGAATACCCAGGACGAGATAAACCGTACACAGAGGATTTAGGGCGCGCCACCCGCCGTTTCAATGTGTCGGCATACCTGATCGGGGATGACTATTTTGAGCTTCGCGATCGGTTAATTCAGGCAGTTGAAACCCCTGGCCCCGGAACATTAGTACATCCGTTTTACGGTGAGATGGTTGTCTGCATTGATGGTGAAGTAAGGGTTAGCCACAGCAATAGCGCCGGGCGTATGTGTCAGGTCAGCTTTAACGTTGTGGAATCTGGGGAGCTGTCATTCCCTACCTCTGGTGTGGCTACTGGACAAACGCTTATTTCATCCTGTTCCGCGCTGGATGACAGCATCGGAGAGGCTTTTTCCGCCTTTGGCATGGACGGTTTGCCGGATTTCCTTCAGGGTGGGGTAATCGAAAGTGCTACGCAAATGTTTGATTATGTGACAAAAACATTCGATATGATCGATGAAGGGATCAGCGCTGCGGCTCGACTTCTGCAGGGGGATTTGTCGGTATTGCTGTCTCCCCCTTCAAGCGGGATGGATTTCGTTAACTCCCTACAACGGATGTGGCGCTCGGGTAAGCGGTTGTCGGGCGATGCGGCTGATCTGGTCACAATGATTACGACGCTCTCCGGTGTCACGTTGGGAACCGACCTGGCCCCGCGCGGCGTGTGGAAAACAGACAGTGCGACGACACAAGAGGAAGTCAGGCAGCGGAATTATGTTGCGTCAGCGATCAGGACGACGGCGATCAGTGAGGCTGCATATACCGTGACGACGCTGGCACAGCCTAGGACACCGGAGAACACAACCAGCGCTGATCAGCTAACGGTTGCCCATCCAGCGCTGGGGAATGTTACGGATGTACCTACACAACCTTCAATTGCCGGTTATGACGAACTGACGTTTGTGCGTGAATCGCTGAACGTTGCAATAGAAAAGGAGTTGCAACGGACGACGGACGATCAGTTGTTTCAGCGTTTGATAACAGTCCGTACCAATGTAAATCGGGATATATCCTCTCGCCTCAGCCAGGTAGAAAAAACAGTACAGCGGACACCTATTGCCGTTATTCCTGCGCTTGTTCTGGCAGCACGTTGGTATGACAACGCCGCTCGGGAGACCGATATCACACAACGTAATGTCATTAGTCATCCGGGCTTTGTTCCTGTGAAACCATTGAGGGTTCCAGTCAGATGAATAATTTCGTAACACTGCGCGTTAATGGGCGCGAGTGGGGAGGCTGGACGTCAGTAAAAATCGCGGCGGGTATAGAACGGCTGGCTCGGGATTTTAATGTGCAAATTACGCGCCAGTGGCCAGGTGAAACGGGCAGCGTTCCTTTGCAGCCACGGGTTAAAAAGGGCGAACTGGTTGAAGTGCTGATTGGTGATGACCTGGTTATCACCGGATGGATTGAAGCGATGCCCGTTCGCTACGATGCTCGATCGATCAGCTTCGGTATTACTGGTCGAAGTAAAACATGTGATCTGATTGATTGTGTCGCGGCTCCAACTCAATTTAGCGGGCGAACGCTGGCGCAGATCGCTAAGAAACTTGCCGAGCCTTTTGACGTGGCTGTTTTAGATGAAGGGGCACCCACTTCCCCGTTACAGGGAATACAGGCTGATCATGGTGAAACCGTCAGGGAAGTGCTTGCCAAATTGTTGGCACAGCAACAGGCGCTAGCCTATGACGATCCGAAAGGGCAGCTTGTCATTGGTGCGATAGGCTCAACCCATGCGGTTACTGCATTGGTATTTGGTGAAAACATTCTTCTTTGTGACACCGAACAGAGTATCCGAGATCGTTTCTCTGATTATCAGGTTTCTGGTCAACGGGCTGGCGGCAATGTTGATTTTGGTGAGGCCACCATTTCCGCGATTCGAGCATCAACAAAAGACGAGCAGATTACCCGTTACCGCCCCTATGCAATTCAGCAAACCGGCAATGCGACCGGCGCAACCTGTAAATCGCGGTGTGAGTTTGAAGCGCTACAACGCGCCGCTCGCACCGAGGAAACCACTTATACCGTTCAGGGCTGGCGGCAGGGGGATGGCAGTTTGTGGAAACCCAATCAACGCGTAATCGTTTTTGATCCCATCCTGGGTTTCAACAATCGGGAAATGGTGATAGCGGAGGTGACGTATAGCCTCGATGAAAATGGCACAACCAGCGAGATTCGCGTAGGGCCAGAGGACGCATATCTCCCCGAGCCGAATAAACCAGGCAAAAGGCCGAAGCGCAAGAAGGCCGTGGAGGACGATTTCTAATGAACATGAAAGACCTCCTTTACCGTGGACTGTCGAATCTACTTGCAAGGGCGGTAGTGCGTGGCATCGATACAGCCCAGAAGTGCCAAATGATTGACATCGCTGTCGTTGCCAATGAGCCAAAGAATAGCGTTGAACATCTTGAACCTTATGGTTTCACTTCTGCTGCTCATGTCGGTGCTGAAGCCATAGCAATGTTTGTCGGCGGTGATCGTTCTCATGGCGTGATTCTCACGGTTTCAGATCGGCGATACCGCCTCAAAGGCTTAAAGGATGGTGAAGTGGCGCTTTATTCGGATGAGGGGGACAGCGTCGTACTGCGTCGAGGGAACCGTATAGAAGTGAGCACAGCGCATTTTGTTGTGAACGCGAAACAAAAAGCCACCTTCAACACCCCGCTTCTTGAAGTCCCCAACGGGGAAATAAGCGATAAGACCAGTACTGTGAGCAAAGTGCGTGAACAATATAACGTTCACGATCATAACGATGCTCACGGCGGTAAAACCGGGAAACCCAATCAGGAGATGAACACGTGATCCTAATTGTTAATGGTGTTCCGCGTCAGGCCAATGCTTCGCTCGATAAATTGACCCGAGCGGTTGTGATTTCTCTGTTTACATGGCGACGCGCTGAGCCGGATGACAACGTTGAAAACCCGATGGGATGGTGGGGAGACACCTGGCCGACTGTGCAAAACGATCGCATAGGCTCACGTTTGTATTTGTTGCGACGTACAACGCTGACCAATAGAACGCCAATCAAAGCACGGGAATACGTTTCTCAAGCCCTGCAATGGTTGATCGAAGATGGTGTTGCAGCTCGCGTTGATATCGAGGCGCAGCGAACCGGCATCGAGGTGCTGAGCATTGGGGTGACTATCTGGCAGCGTGATGGCACACGCCATAACATAACTTTTGATGATTTTTGGAGTGCTCTCAATGGCTGACAGTAATTTCAGCAGGCCCACGTTGCCGCAGTTGATAGCGAACATTCGCAGCGATTTACTGACGCGGTTTGAAGATGATGTGCTTTTGCGTCGGCTTGACGCTGAGGTTTATGCGCGGGTTCAAGCGGCGGCGGTACACACTGTTTACGGTTATATCGATTACCTGGCGCGTAACATGTTGCCTGATCTGGCAGATGCTGAATGGCTTGTACGTCATGGAGCTATAAAACGCTGCCCGCGCAAATCTGAAACCCGCGCAAGTGGGTATGTTCGGTGGGAAGGGGTTCCCGATGACGTTGAAATAGCCACCGGTACAAAATTGCTACGTGATGATCAGCAATCCTACACCGTGACAACAACGACAAAATCAGGCGGAGGATTGTTGCGTGCTCCGGTTTTGGCCGACGTGGCAGGCGGCATAGGTAATGCAGACGATGGCGTCATTATCCGGCTGGAGGCTCCCATAACTAATTTGCCTTCCGCTGGCTACGCCGACTCCATATCTGGAGGAGAGGATGTCGAACCGCTGGAGACTTGGCGCGCTCGAATTATGGAGAGATGGTTTTACACGCCTCAGGGTGGTGCAGATCATGATTATGTCATCTGGGCAAAAGAAGTGCCTGGTGTAAGTCGCGCCTGGACGTTTAGGCATTATCTGGGAGTCGGAACTGTTGGCGTGATGTTGGCAACTAATGATCCTATACATCCGGCCCCATCGCCACAGGTTGTCGAAGCCACAAGGCAACACATCTTACCATTGGCCCCTGTCGCGGGCGCAGGTCTTTTCACCTTTTCCGCTACGGAGAAAATCATACCCATGACGATCGCCCTAGCGAATGATAATCCTGAGACGCGGGCAGCGGTAACAGCTGAACTGAACTCGCTTTTCCTTCGTGATGGCATTCCTTCCGGGACACTCCATTTATCCCGAATAAGCGAGGCTATTAGTATTGCTGCAGGAGAGTATGCTCATCGACTTGTTTCACCAACTGAAAACATTGTGTTGGGTAACACAGAATTGCCGGTGCTGGGCGCAATCACCTGGGCAAGCTATTAAGGAGGTGTTATGGCACTGGAAGACGACTATACGAACCTGCTTTATAATTTGCTTCCTTTAGGCCCTGCATGGGAAGGTGATAACGCATTATTAAGAGGGCTTGCCCCATCTCTTGCATCAGTACATAAACGCGGTGATGACCTGATGCAGGAGATTAACCCGGCTCAAACAGTGGAGCTAATTGACCGCTATGAGCGGCTATGTGGTCTTCCAGACTCTTGCTCACCACCGGGAACACAAACATTATTGCAGCGCCAGCAGCGGTTGGATGCGAAAATTAACGTTGCTGGTGGTATCAATGAGCAATTCTATCGGAACCAGCTCGATGCGTTAGGATATTCATCAGTAACTATAGAGCAGTACCAAAACCTTAATGAAAGCCCTAATCCCGAGTGGGGCGATAAATGGCGCTATTACTGGCGGGTGACTATTCCAGCAGATTCCAGCATTGCCTGGCAGACATGCACCAGTAGTTGTAATTCTGCAATTAGAACGTGGGGTGACACCGTCGCGGAATGTGTGATTGAAAAGTTAGCTCCATCTCACACTGTTGTTATTTTTTCTTATCCTGAGTCTGACGGAGAATAAAATGCATCGCATTGACACACCTACTGCCCAAGTAGATAAATTTGGGCAGGGGAAAAATGGTTTTACTAATGGGGATCGCACGACAGGACGACGTGCGACAGAATTAAACAGCGACATGTGGGATGCCGTGCAGGAAGAAATAGCAAATGCTATTGAGGGTGCGGGCATGCTCCTAGATAAAAGCAAACACAATCAACTTTATTTGGCAATTAAAAAACTGTTGTCAGAAAGTGGTGCTAATTATTTGCTTAAACAAAGTAACCTCTCTGATTTGATAAATAAGTCAGAAGCTAGAAAGAATATTGATGTGTACAGTAAAGGCGAGGGTGATAGTCGGTTTTTAATAAAGGCAAACAACTTATCTGACTTGTCGAATAAAGGTGACTCAAGGTTCAATCTTGATGTTTACAGTAAAGGAGAAACTCAGCAACAGGCTGCGAACATCGCGCAAGAAAAAGCCAATTCGGCAGAAAACAATGCGAAGAAATGGGCGAATGACAACTGCTATAATCAATATAATCAACCGCCAGCACAATCAAGTTTTACTCTGGAGTCATGGTATTGGGCTGACGTAAATAACCGCACAAATAGAATAATGCAGGGTGGGACAGTATACAGAACGGCTGACGTTATGACTGTGACATTTCCTATAGCATTTCCGCTTGGATGTGTTTCTGTTCTAGTAACGCAAACTGCACAGATGGGAGTGTCATCTCAAAACATCATCGTTCAAAATGTCACAAAAACAAGTTTCGATCTAGTAATGCGCTCAAGCGAAACGCAATGTTATTGGATGGCAGTAGGAGCATAATAATGATATTTTTCAGTGAAAAGACAATGGGTTTTTATCCAACTTCTGTTATATCAAAAGAACGGTACGAGGTTAATAACAGTTGGCCTGATGATGCCATAGAGATATCTCATGCCGATTATGAGAAATATATTGCTGTGCCTCCTGTCGGGATGATGCTAGGTTCTGAAAGTGGTGGGCCGGCCTGGGTAAGTCAAACCCCACCTGATAAAAATACATCCGTTCAGATTGCAACTATAAAGAAGAATAAATTAATGGCCGATGCAGGAGAAAGGATCTCTCTGCTAGAAAGAGCTGTAAGGTTAAGCATGGCGACTGAAACTGAAAAAGTACAGTTAGAAGATTGGGAGCGCTATAGCGTTATTTTAAATCGTGTAAATCCATCGGACGCTCCGGAAATCACATGGCCTGAATTGCCTAATTAAATTTAGCCCTTTTGGGGGCTAAATTTCAATATGCTGTAGTTCAATTCGAGTTGTGTGTTTTAGATCTTGTTTTATTAATCAGTATCATACCGAACTTGTGAGTAATAAAAGACAGAGGGATTAAAATGGCAAGTGACACAGCTAGCTGATTTGTTATTCCAGTAATTCCGAGTATTCTTTTTAATGGTTCATTGATAAAAGAAAAGTGCAACATATAGAATTCATAGCTTATAAGGCTAAAAAATGTAATTGATTTTGCAATGTAATAAGGGGTGAGTTTTTGCATTTTATAAAATAAAGCCAGCATCATTAATGCAATTACTCCAGATGTTAAATCCTTTATCCATTTTCCATGAATATTTATTGGTGAGTAGTTGATGGCAATTCCGATAATCAATAGTATCAACAAATATGATGACTTAATGTTTAATGCTTTTTCATACGAGTTGTTAACTGTTAGGTAAACGCCTATGAAAAAACCAGAAAAAACAGAAGGGAAGTCAGCCAGGGTGTTGAAACCCAGGCCAAGCAAAGTTGATAATGCTATAAGTATCAGGAGGTAAAGCCATGAGTGTTTGTTTTTAAATAACGTGACTTGCATTGGAATGGTGACATACATGATAAGTATGGCCGTGATAAACCACAATCCATAGCCTATACCTGCATTATTTTGCACGTTGAATAACTCAAAGAACAAACTCAGCCCTAAGGAGTGTAGTAGTATATGAGTTGAATCATATCCCCAAGGGTTGTTGATTCTACTAATTGCAAAAGTGATACCCAGACAAATAAGTAAAGGTATATATATTCTCACAAACCGCCTGCTCAAGTAATCACCAGCGCTTTTTAAAACTGAAGGAGTAATTAGCACGGCACTCACAATAGCAAGTAAAGCCATTGGTACAGATGGAGAAAATAGGAAAAGCATTTTAGATATGTATGATTCTGGAAGCTGTTCCGAATAAATATGTGCAAGGAACACAGTAATAATTGAAAGTGCTCTAGCCATGTCCAAGTAAAACAATCTGTCTTTCACTCAATTACCCTGTTATCTGTCATTCATTAAAATAGGTGTTTTAGCATGATAAAACTAGCCGGGAAATTTCGCAACCCGGAAGGCATCGCCGTTCCTGGGGCAAAGATAATAATTTTAGCAAAACGAACAACGGCTGATACGTTTCGTGAGTTGCATGTAAGCCAAGAAACCGGGCCTTATGGTGAATATTCATTTGAGCTTGTACCTGGCTACTACCGTGTCACCGTGCTTTACCCGGAAGCAAACCGGACAACCGTGATAGGAGACATGGAGCTTGAGGCGAATAGCCCGCCAGGCTCACTTAATGATTACGTCCGCTTTGCTGACCCTGTTCTTGCTGATCCTACAGTCTACGCAGAGATGAAGCGCTGGTACGGGATTACGTCCAGTAACAGCTCTGAAGCAATAGGGGCGGCAACGACAGCTGTAGAAGCAAAAGACCAGGCAAAAGAGGCCAGCATATCTGCGAAAGAATATGCGGTTATATCTGGCGAAAACAAAGAGCAAGCAGTGGTTAGCTCAGAAGAGGCTAAAGGGGCTTCGGAAAGTGCAAAATCAGACGCTGATAGAGCAAAAACTTATGCTGAAAATGCCCAGAACATCGCAGACGCCAATACCTACTATATTACAGAAGATGACCCAGACGGCACGATTGCAGGATTAGCGGGAACATCAGAAGGAAAATCATTCCGAGTTGCCCAGGGAGTGGGGGCCGATGCTTCATTCATTTATTACCGAAAAACTAATGGTCAAGCTATAGCCATAGCTGATGCTCCAGGTAAAGCAATAACTGATATAATAAAAAAATCCGCAGGAAAACCATTCATGCGGTGGCGTGATAAGCTGGGTATGGTTGCCGCATATTGGTCTGCAGATAATGACGGCGGGGTTGGTTTTGTCAGCAAATTAGTTGAATTTAGTAGAAATGGATTTTTCTCTGAAAACACAGAAGTATCAGACAATGTCATTAAAAATAAAGATTTCTCTGTAGTTAAAAGCGATGATGGTAGTTTTAAGATAAAAGATAGGCTTGGTCTTACCCTTCTTAAAGCGAAAGCCGGTAACCTTTACCTCCCGAAAATCAGTGCGATATTGAACTCTGCAACAAATTTAAGTTACGGGAGCATAAAAATATCGATTGGAACCGGTGGCGATATTCTTGCACTTCGTGATAGCCGTGGCGTGGTGGGGCTTCGTGTTGATAAAAACTGCGTGCTGCATGCGAAAATTGCAGGGTATGACGGAAGTTCATCCGCAAGAAAAATGTCTGAGGATTCTATTATATCTCTGGTACAGTCATTTGCGGATTCGGCAAAAACCAATTTTGGTCGCAGAATTTTTAATAACGTTCCGGCGCTGGGTAATCCAAATAAAACCAAGAAGAAAGTGCAGTTTTGGATTGTCTACGGCCAATCGTTCTCAGTAGGTGCGCAAAGCGGCGTCGCCTTATCACTTACTCAATCGTTAGGTAATGTGATGCTTGGCGATTCGCCGCGCGGTATGAAGTTCTCCACCAATACAACTTATGAATATGCGCCGCTTGGTGGTGCAAATATCTTTAGGCCGCTGGTTGAGGTCATGCAGGATAACGCAGGAAACATCGTGGCCAACACGTCTGGCGGATATGGAGAGACTATTTCTTCGTCCTTTGCCAATAATTTGAAGGCCTATCACAACCAAAGCATGGGTGTGGAAAATGATGAGGACTTTATCATCGGCGTCGCCTGCTGCGGCGTTTCCGGCCGAACCATCGAACAACTGAAGAAGGGCGCGACACCAGAGATATACAACCGTGTGGAGACCGCCCTGGATGGCATTGCAGAAGCCGCAGCTGCTGCTGGCTACGATTGGGAAATTGGCGGCATTATCTACATGCAGGGTGAGAATGATAATGGTCAGTCGTTTGAATTCTATTATCCTCGCTTGCAGTCAATGCATGATACTCTGATTGCGTCATGTATGGATAAAAGCGGGCAAGCCCGAAAGCCGCTGTTTATGCTTAATCAACTCGGGAATAACTATGTTCGCGGGATGGGTGTACCTTCCGCGCAAATAGAATTGGCGCTAAAAAATGATAATGTTGTGCTGGTCGGATCGTATCAGGGATTATCGAATCCAGGCGCGCATTTATCGGCTAACTCATATCGAATTATTGGCGCTATGTTTGCTCGGGATGCATTCCGTCACATGTCGGGATATGGCTCATATCCATTTAAGTGTGAGAAGGGTGTATATCATGATGATGCTATTTATCTTGGTATGACACCTCATATCAGCCCGCTGAAGTTCAACAAAGTATTCAGCGGGTGGAACTATGTTGAGCATTCAGATAAGGGAATCTCTGTCGCTGATTCATCAGGTGCACTTAGCTCTGATAACTTGACGGTTACCGCTGTTTCGCCAACGGTAATTAAGATTTTGTGCTCCAGAAAGTTAACTGGAAAAGTTACCGTGACTTTAGGTGATAGCGCTCATGGCGGAACGCACAATATATGCGATAGTGGGAGTGAAGTTGCTTACAACAAGTGGGAGTATGGGATGCCTAACCAATATCCGCAAGAGAATATCCCAGAGTTGGTAAATAAAAATTATTCGCTGGCGACATTTGCAGCTATCCAAACAATTGAATGTAGCGAGGTCTAATACATGGCTATTGATTTAGTTATGGGTGATTCTATTTTTTCTACCGGAGTTTCCATAGATGTTCCTGTTAGCGAGGGTTTGGTGTCATTTGGCCTTGGCGGCGATATGCTGGGCATTAACTTGGTAGAAGGTGGCGTGCAGCCAACAATTGTCGGAAACCCAATCCGCATAGATGCGAAATCCTCAAAATTGGGAAGGTTTGGCTATCTCGACCTTAATATTAATGAAACGGAGAATTTCACATATATTAGTGTAAATAAAATTTGGACTCCTACAGGGCTTAGCGCCTGCAATCTAATCGGTACATTCCAGACCACATCGGCAGCCGGTGTTACTGTCGCAGGCTCTGGACTGATCATGGAGCAGAATGGCTACCGCACAGCTGTCGCATCTGTTTATGATGGCACGCCGACAGGAGCGACAGTTATATCTGATAACGTCTCCATTTCAAATGGCACTAGCCCGCCGCCAGCGACGGAGGATACGGCAACATGGCGATTCCTTGCCGCTATTTATGACGGGAATGGGGATTTTGGCTCTGGGGAGACTGCGAGTAAACGTCGGTACATCATCGATAAGACAGTTGGCATCACCCTGAACCGTCGCAACGCGGATCTAACTATGATTCGTGATTTGCGAGGCAAGGATACGATCCGTGTGGGTAATATGGGTAGCCGGTTAACTCAAAGCAGCACCACGATCATGGGCGCATATGCTGTCTACAACCGCGCTCTAACTGCCGCAGAATTCGATTTGATGTACAAGCGAATGCAAGAAATCGCTGCGGCGAATGGCTGGAATGCGATCTAAGCAACCATCGTAGCCGGGGGAACCCGGCTATTTGTACAGCGTGGCAAAGTCGAAGGCGAGCGCCGCATCAACGGCTTTGCCCTGGTTCTCGAATGGCGTTTCTGAGACGAGCGGCCAGCGCCCTTTATGCCACACATAAAGCCAGTGCTGGCCTTCTTCATCTTCGCGGATTGCGAAAAAAGGTGGGCTGTTCTGCTGTGGCTCTGGGTATCTGTCATTCTCATTGAGAACGAAAATCTGTCGCCCGGCGAGGGTAATGCTACCCATAGATGTCACTCATCAGCCATTGTTCTGACTCTTCAAACATATCTTCAAGAAGCCGATTTAACTTTTCTCTGTCGCTTTTGTTAGCGTCGCTAATGAGTCCGTTCGTTTGCATCGGCTTTACTTTCACCTCTGCATCAGGGAACACCCGATGTACCCGCCTTGTCAGTTCTGCTTTGATTATCTCTGCCGCGTCAGGCAAACCTTTAACATTACGTTGGTCAAAAATCAGCTCTACGAACATTGGTACCTCCGAATGACTGTATGCATATACAGTAATGTTGTTCGATGAACTCGTGTACGTCAAGCAATAACCGGTTTCGTGAGGTGAATTGAAGAAAATGATGCGTACAAAATTGCGTACCACATGAATTTTTTTAAAATAAAAAATCAATAATATCAGCAGATTAAACTAATTGTTTTGTAATCGTGAATGTAAAATGTGGCCGTTGCCTTGCTGCTCAAAATCGCGTCTCTTCAGTGGCGGATACAATATGCCTCTATTGTAACGGCGTGGGGAGCGATGCCAAGCGGCGGTTAGCGAAATGCGCGCAATTACGCACGGCGATAATAATTCAGCCGTTGATGAAAGTAGGGGAGCAGGTGGTCGGGGACCTGTTGTTCTGTTTCCGCCTGAGTGGAGGCGATGCCGTAGCGTTCGTTGTAGATCACGCTGATGGCCAGCAAATCGGTTTCTATTTTCTCGCGTTGCGCCTGCGGTAAGCTATCCAGCTTTCGAGCCATCGTTATCTCCCTGTTAACCTTAGGGCATAATAGGATCGTTAGCGGATATTGTCCCTACCCATTCCGGGGGGCAGTCGACGCCTGAGCGCCGGGTTGCGCGCAAGGCGCCTGGCCGTGACGGGCGGCGAACTCGCTCTCTGCGTGATGTGCCTGAAAGCGATCCACGCGTTGATACAGCGAACAGGCGCCGCCGATCACCGCCACCCAAAACAGGGTGCATAGCAGCAAAACCCCCAACCAGATTTTTTGGTTATAGGTCATAAGTCCTCCACGGACGAAAAGAGAAATAACATTGACCGTTAAATTAAATCAGGGGTTACATCAATGGTATTTAAACAGCAGGGATTAATCGTAATCTTGTCCCGACTCTTTTGTTACTAAACCCATGATGGATGTTTCAAAAGATTCCTTAAGATAATATTAAGAAAAGTGTTTAAGGGCGCCGTAATTCTATTTAATAATTGTTTAATTATCCGCAGATACAATCTTCCACATTCAATGCCAATGTGGGTGACAATTATGAAAACGCTGCTGTTGACCGGCGCTACCGGCTTTCTCGGTGGTGCGGTTCTTGAAAAATTATTGATTGAAAATCAGTCTATTAATTATCTTTTACTGGTGCGCGCCGACGATGCGCAGCAAGGGCTGGCCCGTATTCGCGCGAATATGGAAAAATTTAATATCGACGCGAATCTGCTGTCTAAAATTACGATAGAAAATATATTGTTGGGCGACCTTTCCGAGCCAGCCGACTTTTTAACTGACGCACGCATTAACAAAGTCACGCACGTTATTAACTGCGCGGCCGTTGCTTCTTTCGGTAATAACCCGCTCATTTGGAAGGTAAACGTAGAAGGCACACTGGCCTTTGCCGAAAGAATGGCGCAGGTGCCGGGATTAAAACGCTTCCTGCACGTCGGTACCGCCATGTCCTGTTCGCCGGAGCCGGGTTCGCTGGTGTCGGAGAGCGGCGAGTTTGAGGAAGACGCCGAGCACCTGGTGGAATATACGCGTTCCAAATCCACCATCGAACAGCTGATGCGCCAGCGCTGCCCGCACATGCCGCTGACCATCGCCCGTCCGTCGATCGTCGTTGGCCACACTCGCTTGGGCTGCCAGCCTTCCAGCAGCATTTTCTGGGTGTTCGGCATGGCGCTGATGCTGCGCAAGTTCATGTGTTCGCTGCAGGACAATATCGATGTGATCCCGGCGGACTACTGTGCGGATGCGTTGGTGATGTTGATGAACAGCGAAACGCTCGAGAACGACGTTTATCATATCTCCGCCGGTGAGGAGAGCAGCGTCAGCTTTGCCGAAATCGACCGCGCCATGGCGGCGGCGCTGGAAAAGGCGCCGGTGGGCGATGAGTATGCGCAGGTGACGTATGACGCGCTGGTGAAAATGCGCCGTCAGCTGAAAGACATTTTCGGCCCGTGCAACGAGCGGCTGATGCTCAAAGCGATGCGCCTGTACGGATCGTTCGCCATGCTCAACGTGCGTTTCAGCAACGAGAAAATCCTCAAGCTGGGCATGCCGAAACCGCCGCGCTTCACCGACTACATCGCCGGCTGCGTGCAGTCGACCCGCGGGTTGTCCATTCAGCAACAGATGGTGGTGGACTTCAAATAACCGCCGGGCGCCCTGGGCGCCCGACGCTGTGGTCCGTTACCAGGACGAAGATGACCAGAAGACGCGGCCGAGCACCACCAGTTGCTCTTTGCGCTGCTGATAGCTGAGATGCTCGTCCTGGTACTCTTCCCGGTTGAGGGAGCGGATGATGACGCCGCCGTCCGGCTGCTCGATAAGCACCTTCACCCGCAGCAAATTGCCGTGGCGGATGGCGTAGGTCTTGCCCTCGCGGATGCGCGTGTCGTCGGTGTTGATGCCGACCACGTCGCCGTCCTGCAGGCGCGGCTCCATGCTGGAGCCGGAGATGCGGATAATGCGCGCGGCGTTGACCGCCACCCCCATCTTGTGCAGATAGTAACGGCGAAAGATCAGCGAAAACTCCTCGCGATCGACGATTTCGTAGCAGCCGTCGCCGGCGGAAAAATCGATATCCAGCAGCGGGATCTCCACAAACTCTTCCTTGTCTTGTTCGGTATCTTCCCATACCACCGGTTTCAAGCGGGCGGGTTGGAAGTCCGACTCCGCCGCCACGTTGTCAAACGGGCGCACCAGCTGCTTTTCATGAAACACGTCGAACCAGCCCTTGGGCAAATTCAGCTTGGCCTCGATCCGCCTGGCCAGATTGTCGCCAAGATTGCGGGAGGATTTCTCCCCGATGATTTGGCTCAGCGTCGGCGCGGAAGACTCAACCAGCGTGGCGAATTCATTCTGGTTGACGCCTTGCCGGGCGTAGCGGGCCATCAATTCGCGCAGATTGTTGCGCCTGATTTCTTTAGTTTCCAT